AATGAAGAAAACTCAAAATTTTTAAATTTGAACACGCAAAAAATAAATGAAATGAAGAAGGAGATTTTAAGTGAACTTCATTTATCAAAAGAAGTAATAAAGGGCTTTTTGCAGAAATTGAAAGAATATGCTTACGTAGACGAGATGTCAGAACTTCGTTATGGAGCTTTTGTAAGATGGATTCCCATAAAAGACCCTGAAAATGTTCATTTGACACCAGGTGGAATTTTATGCGAGATAAACGTTACAGACGACGGTATTTCTCTCACGTTTAAGAACTTTGCGAATAAACATTACCGAATAAAAATGGAAGAATGTCTTATTTTCCAAAAGTTTACCAGCCAAGAGTTGGTTTTATTATCCGCATTAGATCACCTTTCCAAATAATAAGACAATTTGCAATAGGAAGAATTATCTAACGTCGCTTCTTCGTTTTATTGTGGTCACAATCCTTGAATAGCCCAGGAATAAACTTACCAATCTTGATGAAAGCTAGTTCAACTGGTTTCAATCCACGTTTAACAGTTGAAACGAGTTTTCCGTTTTTATAATATTTAACACTCTTGTGACCTTTTCCTTTCTTAATAGTAACCTTTCTAACCGTTTTTTTTCCACCAGTTTGATGAGTCTGTACATTAGAATAGTTAAACGCTGAATTAAAAGTCATTTATATATTTTAACGAGAAAAAATAAATAAATTAATATAATATAGAAAAATGAGTGAATTTTACGTGCATTTATTTCACATTCTAATTGTGGGAACTCTATTCTTGTATGTGGGAATTAAATCCACGATTACACCATCATTTATGTATCCAATTTTGCTGACTCTTGGAGTTATCATTGTTTTTTATCATGCGTATAAGACTTATCTTAAAGTTAACGCGGGAAAAAACCCTTGGATAAATTTATTTCATATATTTGTAGTTGGCCCATTATTAGTTTATATTGGTTATAATAAACAAGAAACGCCCAGACAAGCATACGAGTTCCTCTTAATGTTGGGCTTCGCGTCTATAGGTTATCACGGTTACTACGCAATTGTGAATAATTAAAGTTAATACATATCTCAACAACTCATGTCAACCCATTTTTTAGTAACAACTGATTCAACACTTTCCAACGCGCCTTCAGTCCAACCTTGGTTCATACTAATCATTTCTCCAACAATGAGCATGCCAGGAAACGGATTCTGAGCTGCTTTTATGAACTCCTTGCGATTCTTAAATGGGGCTCTTAACGGTTCATAATAATGCGTTCCAATTGGCCAATAGAAATCTTTAATAGCAATTAAATCAAGCGCACCCTTAGGAATCGCGAGAGACTCTTCCAACAACTCACAAAAATATTCTCTATTTTTTTGAGTATTTTTAAGCCGGTCTTTTAAGACCGTCGCATCTTCGTTGTCTGAATATGCAATCATGTAGACGCCTTTTTCTGGGTCCATTGGTATTATTTTTTTTAGAGGTCCCGGAACAATTGTAATTCCAGAAACATACTGTTTCATAATTTCAGAAGATGCCTTTGTGAATTTTCCGTATAGACGTAAGAAGGTTTGTCCATGAATTTGTTGATATATGCTATTTCTATAATCAGCACCTACAATAAGATTTTTAACGCTAGTTATCGTGGTTGCCATTATAACTTTTTTACACGAATACGATAACCCGTTATCAGTGTAAACAACAAAATTACATGGCGCTGAATTCTCAATATCAATTACATCGCTTGAGGTGCGAATATTTTTAACTCCTATTTTTTTTGCGATAGTTTCAACGAGTTCTTTCCAAGGAATGTGAATACCTGTCCAACTACCGTAGTTATCATCAAATCCATAATTATAAAGGGTATCATAAACATCTTCGTTTTCATAGTCAGTGTACTCCGAGCAAATTGTAAAATTCTTATAAAGTTTTTTACCTAGGATAGGTAGCGCGAATTCTTTGAATGTTTTCCCCTTGGCCGGGTTTTCTTTAAATTGTTTTTTTAATATATTAAATACTTTTTTCACATGGCAAGGTGGTGAAATTGTTTGTGCGTAATTATGTGAAACTTGAAACTCATTATATGGTATTTTGAGTTCTCTCAAAAGTTGAATTAAAAGATGGTCTTTCTCTTTGCGACCAACTCCTGCACCGGTTACAACCTGTGTTCCTTGAAACATTTCGTTTCCCAAACGGCCACCTAACCATTGTTTTTTATGGCGCTCAAGAACTAGCAGTTTGGTTTCAGGTGCCATTTTAAGAATTTTATACGCGCTGTATAACCCGGCGATTCCTCCTCCAATAATAATAATATCATATTTATTTTGCACTTGCATATAAATATAATAGATAATAATCTAACCTATGATTTAACGCCGTTTTTGCGTCTTTTTTTTGCCGATCTTAATTTTTCTTGCAGTCTTAATTAGATTGATTTTTCTTCCGTTTTTGCATTTAAACTTCCCACGGGATAAACCTTTTCTATTTAAAACGGTTTTTGTACACACGCCAATTGCACGCGATTCGTTTTTTGGGCCACCAACCTTTTTAATGCAAGAACATAATTTTTTGGCTAAAATTCCTTCTGCTTTATGTTTTAAATCTTCATTCTTTTTCGGAACGTCTACTCCGTAATAAGTTAGTATTTTAGAATAATCCGATTTTGTAATTGTATAAGGCATTTAGTTAGAATTAGATTTAGATTATGCAAATATTTTTATTTTCGCAATTGGTTAAAAAAATTAAAATATAAAAGACGCTAATATTATGGAATTTGTTTCTGAAGAAAAGGAGTCGTTGAGCAATTCGTCTGATGACCAAGACACAGATTATAACTTAGCCAATTTTCTTGGTGAAGAAGAATACTTGAAATACAGTGCAAAATATCAAAACGATGAATCTGAAGACGATTCTGATAATGATTCTAATGAAGAGGAATTAATAGAAGATCCAATAATTCATTACATTGAAACTATAAACGAGAACGATCCTAAAAGCGAAGAAGAACCAGTAGAAGAACAAGAAGAAGTTGAAGAACAAGAAGAAGAACAAGTAGAAGAACAACAAGTAGAAGAACAACAAGTAGAAGAACAACAAGTAGAAGAAAAAGAAGACGATCTCCAATTAGAACACAAACTAGAAGAGCAAAAAGAAGAACCAGAAACTCAACAGTTAGAAAAAGAAATGGTTTCAGAGAATAGCATAAAAATACCGAAAAGAATATTTCAAACGCACAAATCAATTCAATATATTCAAAATAAACCAAATATAAGAAATGCAATGAATTCTTGGAGGCGTTTTGTTCCTGAATTTGGATACCATTTTTACACAAATGAAATGTGTGATGAATTTATGAAAACCGAAATGGTTCAAGAGTTTGGAAGCGAAATATATGACGCTTACAATAGACTACCTCTCGCAGTAATGAAAGCCGATTTGTGGAGATACTGTATTATATATAAATATGGTGGAATATACGCCGATGCAGATACTATTTGTATTTGTGATCCAAACGTTTTTACTACATACGAGACACAACTTGTTTGCTCTCCAGAATCAGATAATATGCATTTGTGTCAATGGTGCTTTGCTGCTCCAGCAAATTCACCATTATTAAAGTCTATCATTGAATTGTCTTTTAAAAGAATTTTAACAATTAAAGAAATTAAAGGAGAACACGTAATTCATTATTTAACTGGCCCAGGAGTTTTTACAGATGGGATTGAAAAATATTTGAGTGAAAATGATATGCGAACTTTCAGCGCTAAAAGGAAATATTATAACTATAAAAATCCAACAATGATATGTTTCCTTTATGAAAGATTTCACAATACAATGATACATCATTTGTTTGCAGGAAGTGAACCCGACGGTTGGGCTCAAGAACGTTTTAATAAATTAATGTAAATCATTTGTAAATTCGTTTTCGCATCCACAAATCTGAATAGTGCATCGTTTTTTTATTTCTGTCTTGTTCGCCGTAATACCCGTTGTACATTTTAAGGATAGACACATCTTTATAAAGAATAAATTTATCTCCGGTTGGAACGTTCCATATATGCTCTAATTCTATTTCTTTTCTCTCGTCTGGGCCGAAAAATTTAGCAACTAGACCTGGACCGGTGGGGTCAACGCAACTCCATCCGTAATATCTATTGTTTACGTTTTCAATAATTTGATTTATACATTTAAGACATATTTCGTTTTTTGGCATAACCGCTATAAGTGCATTGTATATGTTGTGACCGTTTATATCTACGACCCAATGCTCCTTCTCAGTCAACTCAATAAAGCGAAAAGTATTAATGCAGTCATATTTTATATCTAAATATATGCCGCCATTAATATACAATACGCAGTAACGCCACAAATCGGCCTTATAAGCCCCTGGAATTAAAGCGTCAAACGCATTTAAAACATTTTTATCAAAATTATTAGCAATAAACATTCTACAATCGTTATCATCAAACAAAAAATGTTCAAATCTCGGATGTGCCTTTTTCAAGTGTTCAACGGATTGTTTCATGCGATCGGGCAAATCTTTAGTATGCCAAGTCTGATAAATTTTTAAAGGAATGATACTGTTATATTCGGTCTTTTTATTAGACTTATAATTTTTAACTCGTTGAAACTGTCTTGTTAATAATGCCAATTTTTCCTCAGCTGTTTCATTAACATTTTTTTGTTGTGAAAAAATGTCTGTGCCAATCTTCCCAGATAACATGATTATTATTGTTATAATATAAAATAAATTACAATAAATAACTATTTTAACGATTTTTAATATATACAACTATTTTAGATGCTGCTTAATAAAACAAAAATAGTTGTATTTGACATGGATGAAACCCTTGGATATTTTGTTGAGTTAGGAATATTCTGGGATTCATTGCATAATTATGCCAGGTCTACAAACGCTGACACTAAAAGCATATTTACACAAGATTACTTTAATAGCGTGTTAGACATATTTCCCGAATTCATCAGACCAAATATTTTGTCTATGTTGCAATTTATAAAGATGAAAAAAATAACAAGACAATGCCAAAGCGTTATGATTTATACAAACAATCAAGGCCCCAAAGAATGGACTCAATTAATTAAAAATTACTTTGACCATAAAGTAAAATATAAGTTGTTCAATCATATTATATCAGCATTTAAAGTGAATGGGAAGCAAGTTGAGTTTTGCAGAACATCTCACGATAAATCTATCAAGGATTTTATGCGTTGTTCCAAAATGAGAGAAAATATAGAAATATGTTATTTGGACGACACGTATTATCCTGGTATGAACACAGATGATGTTTATTATATTAAAATTAAACCATATGTTTATGATTTAGATTTTGATTCAATGATTGAACGTTTTATAAAAAACCCTGCTGCTAAAAAATTAATATCTGATAAAGATAGCGAAAAAGAAAAGGACAAGGAAAAAAGTTTTTCAGAATTTATGAAAGCGAATATGAATAACTATGAGTTTGCTTATATTGAAAAAACTAAAGAAGAGTATGAAATAGATAAAATTGTAGCAAAAAAAACTATGAGCCATCTGAATTTTTTCTTCAACAAAAATAAAAAGGGTGTATCCCCTCCCTCATCTGGGAACAGAAAAACTTTGAAAAATCGGGTTTATAAATCAAAAACTAAAAAAAATCGTTAAACCTTAAGAGCATTCTCTTGAACTATATTTTTAGCATTATCCAAATATTTAGTAAGTATTTGATTAACTGCACTAGTAGTAAATAAAAAGATTCCTGCGCTAAATGATATTTTCCTATCCAAATTAGTAAACTGAATAGTTCTAAACGGGTTAAATCGCCACAATAAAAATAAACTTATATAGATTTTAACATAATAGTCTAACACTTGCAAATACTGTGGTGCGCTTCTGAATATTCCTAATGCAAATAAAATATATAACAAATAACTTGAACCGATAAAAATATTAAACCAAAAATCCTGAATTTTATAAAGACTCTTGTTAACTTCCATAACAATCTTATATTACAGTGTGAATAAAAATGATGTGAACCGCTAAATTCTAGGATTTGTTTATTTCTGAATAAATGGTTAATGTTCTAGCGCTCGCGTCTTTGGCGTTAACGTAACGAGGCATCCAAAAATATGGAACAACGTTCCCTAAACCGCAATACGTAGTCTCAAACAATCCGCGATAATAACGTTTTTCTTCTGTATCCGGATCGTTCAAATCATATTTTGCGTTAAAAACTGACGCATGCGACGCAACCCCTTCTTGAATAATCTCATACAAAGACCGAGTTGTTTTACTAACACCGTCACTAAACGCCTCCTTGGTTCTCCATAAAACGCACTTTGGTAGTAACGCACTCCCCTGAGAATCCAAATAATTCTCCTCGCTAAAAGCGCTTCTAAGCAAAAATTTCTCACATTGGTTGTTACCCTTGTGAAAACGCAGATTTGGATGAATACTCAAATATTTTTGCACCCATGTTCTATCCAAAAACGGCGTCCTAGGTTCCAACCCGTGCGACGAAATACATTTATCTGACCTCAAAACGTCAAACGCATGTATGTCTTTTAGAAGACGCCTACACTCTTTATCAAATTCAATTGCGTCTGGTGCGGCGTGCATATAAAGATAACCGCCACACAATTCATCGGAACCGTCTCCGTTAAAAATGACCTTGGCATCGCTATTTGCGGCAATATATTTCCCTAACAAATAATTTCCAATGCTCGCCCTTACAGTAGTAGTGTCATAACTTTCAATGGCGTAAATAACATCCGGAATGGCTTCAGTAAAGTCGCTTTCCTTCAACAAAATTTCAGTGTGATTTGTTCCCAAATAATCTGCAACAATGCGAGCGTATCTCAAGTCCTCGGATCCTTCTAATCCAATACTGAAGGTTTCAAGTGGCTTATCAGAATTATTCTTATGACATTCATTAACAAGAGCAGTAATCAAACTACTATCTAGCCCACCCGAAAGCAAACAAGCTATCGGTCTCTCTGTAATTAGAACGCGCTTTTTAACAGCCTCCATCAAATAATATTGAATGTCTTTATAAACTCGCTGCAATTCACAATCAGTCTCAGAAACAACGCTGGAAAAACCAGTTGAATGATACGCGTGGTACTCTTTTTTCAGTTGCCATTTTGGCGAAACTTTGTACTCCATTATAAATTTGGAATAAGTGCCTGGCTTGAAATGTTCAACGCAATGATTGGGCAGTTCTTTAGCGAATTCAGATAGAACTTTCATTTCTGACGCATAACTATAAATGTTTTTCCCATGATCTTCTTCTGATTTGAGTTGACAATTCGCCGGTTTCAACGCGTACAAAGGTCTAACACCATAAGGATCCCTCGCCAAATATATTTTTCCAGCTGGAAGATTTATGCTAACGTCGCAAAGAACAAACGCAAAAACACCGTCTAACATTTGCAGAGTCTGTTTCATCCCATATTTGTTATATAAATGAATAATAACCTCGCAATC